GCCGCTGGCCAAGCACAAGGGGCCGCGCGCGTGGCAGCGTCAGGTGCTGCGCGACATCCGCGACCACATCGCCAAAAACCAGACCATAGACGCCTACCAAGTGCTGCGCATGGCCACGGCGTCAGGGCGGGGCATCGGTAAGTCGGCGCTGGTGAGTTGGCTGGTGGTGTGGATGCTGACCACGCGCATCGGCGCCAGCGTCATCGTGTCGGCCAACAGCGAGGCGCAGCTTCGCAGCATCACATGGGCCGAGATCACGAAATGGCTGGCGATGTTGATCAACAGCCACTGGTGGGAAATCAGTGCGACGCGGATCACGCCGGCCAAATGGCTGAGCGAGATCGTGGAACGCGATCTGCGTAAGGGCACGCGGTACTGGGGCGCGGAAGGTCGGCTGTGGTCGGAGGAGAACCCTGACGCCTACGCCGGCCTGCACAACTCGGACGGCGTGCTGCTGATCTTTGACGAAGCCAGCGGCATACCGGACACGATCTGGGACGTGGCGCAGGGCTTCTTCACGGAGAACACGCCGCACAGGTTTTGGCTGGCGTTCAGCAACCCCCGGCGCAACCAAGGGTACTTCTACGAGTGCTTCAACGCCAAGCGGGCGTTCTGGAACACGCGGCAGATCGACGCCCGCACGGTCGAGGACACGGACAAGAGCGTCTACGAGCAGATCATCGAAGAGTACGGCGAGGACAGCCCGCAGGCCCGCATCGAGGTCTACGGCGAGTTTCCGTCAACGGGCGATGAGCAGTTCATCGCCCCAAGGCTGGTCGATGAGGCGTTCAAGCGAGCCAAATACAAAGACCCCGGAGCCCCCATCGTGATCGGCGTGGACCCGGCGCGCAGCGGGGCGGACTCCACCGTCATCGTGGCCAGGCAAGGGCGCGACATACTGGAGATCCGGCGCTACCGGGGCGACGACACCATGACGGTTGTGGGGCACGTCATTGAGGCGATTGAGGACTTCAAGCCGACGCTGGTGGTGCTGGACGAGGGCGGGCTGGGGTACGGCATCCTTGACAGGCTGAACGAGCAGCGTTATAAGGTGCGCGGCGTCAATTTTGGCTGGAAAGCCAAGAATCAGGTCATGTGGGGCAACAAACGGGCCGAAATGTGGGGTGCGATGCGCGATTGGTTGCGCACCGCGGCCATTAAAGAGGACCGGCAGCTCAAAACGGACCTGACGGGGCCGAAAACCAAGCCCGACAGCAGCGGAACGATCTATCTGGAGTCGAAAAAGGACATGAAATCGCGCGGATTGGCCTCTCCAGACGCTGCTGACGCGCTGGCGGTGACGTTTGCCTTCCCCGTGGCCTCCAGAGAGCGCGTGGACCGCCCCAGAACGCTTACAATGCGCGACAGAGGCCAAATGTCGGCAAGTTGGATGGGGGCGTGATGACCAAGAAATCCGTGTCTTTGAGCGTTGGCCGGGGCGAGAAGCGTCCTACCAGCCAAGGCGCGGGTTTGACGGCTAAGGGGCGCGAGAAGTACAACCGCGAGACGGGCTCCAACCTCAAGGCCCCGGCCCCGAACCCCAAGACCGAGGCTGACAAGGGTCGCAAGGCGAGCTTCTGCGCCCGCATGGGCGCGGTAGCAGCCAAGGCCGAGAACGGCGAACGCGCCAAGGCGGCGCTCAAGCGTTGGAAGTGCTAAAAATGGCAACAAAACCGGGTTTGTATGCTGCAATCCACGCCAAGCGTGAGCGTATCAAAGAAGGCTCTGGCGAAAAGATGCGCAAACCGGGCACAACGGGCGCTCCGACGGCTAAAGCCTTCAAAGAGTCCGCTAAGACGGCAAAAAAGGGCAAGTAATCATGCCGCTCGTCAAATCAGCGTCTCCGACGGCTTTTCGCAAGAACGTGAAGGCCGAAATGGCGTCTGGAAAGCCCCAAAATCAGGCCGTAGCCATCGCGTACAGCACCCAGCGTGCTGCACAGGCCAAATCAGGCTCAAAACCAGCCCCAAAGGGTAAAAAGTGAGCGACTACACCGGCATCACCGCCGCAGCAGCCGTTGCCAACGGTGGCGGGGGTAAGAACAAGTCTGAATCGGACTTGCTGGCCACCGCGCGCACCCGGCTGAATCAGGCGATTTCAGCATACGGCGAAAGCCGTGAGGATGAGCTCGACGACCTGAAGTTTTTCGCCGGCAGTCCGGACAACCACTGGCAGTGGCCAGCAGACGTTCTGGCCACCCGCGGCGCGGTGCAGGGGCAAACGATCAACGCCAGGCCGTGCCTGACGATCAACAAGCTGCCGCAGCACGTCCGTCAGGTCACCAACGACCAGCGGCAGAACCGCCCCAGCGGCAAGGTGATCCCCGCCGACGACAAGGCCGACATTGAGGTCGCGGAGATCTTTGACGGCGTGGTGCGGCACATTGAATACATATCCGACGCCGACGTGGCCTACGACACGGCCTGCGAGAACCAGGTGTCGTTCGGTGAGGGCTACATCCGCCTGCTGACCGAATACTGCGACGACAACAGCTTTGATCAGGACATCAAGATCGGGCGGGTGCGCAACTCGTTCTCGGTCTACATGGACCCGATGATCCAAGACCCGTGCGGGTCGGACGCCAAGTGGTGCTTCATCACCGAGGACATCACTCGCGAGGAGTACCACAGGCTGTACCCCAAGGCGTCACCGGCCAACACGCTGATGAGTCTGGGCGTGGGCGACCAGTCCCTGAGCCAGTGGCTGCAAGAAGACACGGTACGCATCGCGGAATACTTCTACGTCGAGTACGACCCTGCCACGCTGAACCTGTACCCCGGCAACCAGACGGCGTTTGCCGGCACGCCCGAGGACAGGCAACTCAAGGCGATGTTCGGCAAGCCGCTGCGCAGCCGCCAAGCCGACCGCAAGCGCGTCAAGTGGTGCAAGATCAACGGCTACGAGATCCTTGAGGAGCAGGAGTGGGCCGGCAAGTACATCCCCGTGGTGCGGGTGGTCGGCAACGAGTATGAGGGCACCGTTCATCGGCTACGGCGGGCAGTTTGAAGGGTACGAGATGCAGTGGAAGACTGCAAACACCCAGAACTGGCCGTATTTGGAGGTCAACCCGGACGTGACGGACGGTGCGGGCAACACGCTGCCGCTGCCGCAGCGCGCCATGCCGCCGATGGCCCAGACGGGCCTGATTCAGGCCAAGATGGGGGCTTCAGAGGACATCAAGGGCACCACGGGGCAGTACAACGCCTCGCTGGGGCTGGAAGGCAACGAGCGCTCAGGCAAGGCCATTCTGGCCCGCCAGCGTGAAGGCGACACGGGGACGTACCACTATGTGGATAATCTTGCTCGGGCTGTGCGTCATGTTACTCGTCAACTGGTGGATCTGATCCCCAAGATCTACGACACGCAGCGCATCGCTCGCATCGTTGGCGAGGACGGCGAGTCCAGCATGGTCAAGTTTGACCCTACGCAGCCGGAACCGGTGCGCAAGATCGTTGATCAACAGGGCATCGTCATCGACAAGATCTACAACCCCAGCGTCGGCAAGTACGACGTGGTGGTGGTGACGGGTCCCGGCTACGCGACCAAGCGTCAAGAGGCGCTGGAGGCAATGGCGCAGCTTCTGCAGGGCAACCCGCAACTGTGGGGCATCGCGGGCGACCTGTTCGTCAAGAACATGGACTGGCCTGGCGCGCAGGAAATGGCCAAGCGGTTCGCCAAGACTATCGACCCGAAGATTCTGGGCGACGCGGACGAAGACCCGGCGCTGCAAGCGGCCAACCAGCAGATTCAGGCGATGGGTCAAGAGATGGAGCAGATGCACAAGATGCTCCAGAACATCAGCCAGACGATGGAGGCCCGCGGGCTGGAGATCGACGAGTTCAAGGCCCGCACCGACGCCGATATCAAGGCTTACGAGGCCGAGACAAGGCGTCTGCAGGCCGTGGCGGCAGGGATGCAACCCGAGCAGGTGCAGGAGGTCGTCATGCAGACCCTGCGCGACGTGCTGACCGCGGGCGATCTGGTGCAGCCGATGGAGCCGCGCGAGATGCCTGAGATGCCTGAACCGATGGGGGTGCCGGTATGAGTTGCGCGGACTTCGTAGGCACGCTATTTCTGGCCCGCGATGTTGCACATAGCGTTCATTTAGGAACTAGGTCGTTTTCCAAGCATTCGGCGCTCAACGAGTTCTACGACAACATCTTGGACTTGACGGACAAGTTTGCGGAAGCCTATCAAGGCAGACACGGGCTGATCGGCCCAATCACCTTGATGAGCGCCAAGAAGACGGGCAACATCGTGGAATTCTTGGAGAGTTCCCTCAAGGATGTCGAGGACATGCGGTACAAGGTCT